ATATCAAGTACACGCCAATAGTCAGCAACTTGATACTGATCACTATCGTACTGATATTCAAATACGTTGTTTACTTTAGCAACCGCTTCTACTTTATCCATCATCGTCCTCGAATTTTAATGCTCTTAGGTTATTTACCTCTTGCTGTAATTTTTGTAGTTCTATTCTCTGTCTTGTCAGCTCCAATTTATAAAGCTGATTACAATCTAATCTCGTTTTCGGTGCATTGAGTGGTATGATAATCTTCGCATACACTCCAACATCTTTTACTAAACCTTCCTCATCGTAGTCTTCTGAGTAGCTCCCTATATTGCTAGTGTAGGGCCCATTCTGATTTAGAACTCCGACTACACCAAACTCTAAATTCACGCTTCCGCCAATCGCCATGGAACACTCGACGTTGCCATTTGTTCTTATTCTATCACTCGCATAAGAACCCGGAGTGCTAGGTAAATTTAAATTCAAAGAACTAGAGTCCGCCATTGCGTAAGCTGACACTAGCATTAATAATATAAATCTCATTTAACTTTTGAACAAATCCTAGAAGATACGGATGTTTTTGCTGTACCTGTTACAACCAATTTTGATTTTGAACAGATGAAAACCACTTCTTCCTTGTCCTTCTCCCTTATGTAAATGTCAACCTTCTTTTTTTCAAGGTGTTTGAAACGCATAACTTTCTGCTGCATAGCAAAGGGTACTTTCTCCCACTCCGCATTAAAAACACCAAACTCATAATACTCTACATCTTTTCGCATATTGAAAAGGGTCATTGTAGTATATAATACACCCTCAACGTAAGAATTTTTCAACTTTGGATAAGTTGGGGTGAATTCATGGGCACTTGCGTACCCACTCATCACCAGTAATAAAATTAGATAGCGATGCATTCAGCACTTACTATCGCACGATATACGCCGCCAGGAAATGCTTTGCCGTAGCCATAATCTGCTTGTGATTCTGTTTTGAACCAGGTGCTACCAGCAACGGTCAAACTGAATTCAGTAACATTATCAAACTCAACCTTTGCTGCGTCATACCCAGACATGCCAGTATCTGATACTTGAGATGTAGCAACGTCGCCCGTCCATACTACAGTGTCATTCAATGTAGGTGATTCCGAAAAGGATGTAGGATACGAAATCCTAGCTTTATAGCTGCTCGCTTCAATTACGTCAAATCGAACGACAGGATCAACTCCACCGTCCGTAGGATCAGTGCTTAACACATCTGATGTTGGGTTACCAAATACACCTGCGGTATCAGGAGTTACTACACATTTCGAAGCAACATTCCCTACTACTTCCATTTCCTCCGCTTGCGCACTAAAGGCGCAAAATAGTAAAATAACTAATTTTTTCATAATAGAGTTCCCCCTCTATACTCTGTCAATCATACTGCGATTGAACCATTTTTTGGTGCAAAAGTTGCTGCGCAAAGTTTACACGGCGACCATTTGCATTGTCAGGTAGGTCAGAATCTTTCAGCATCTCTGCATCCGGATACTCTCCCCCTTTTATTTGCCCAAAGTAACCTCTAGGCAAATAATTCGTTGACACTAATGCGTTATGCAATAATGTATCTTGTGCTTCTTGTAGGCTTGCTCCGAGGGATAAACCTAACATCTTCTCTAAACTATCTCTTACTTTCTCTTCAGTGGCTTTAGCAAATTTCTCTCGTTCTTCCTTCTCTTCTTCCTCTTTCTGTGCTTTCATGTTCGTTTCACGATCTAACTCTGCCTGAATATACTCTTCACTCGAGGTATCTATTTCAGGCTCTTGAATTAGCGTGAGCGGGTCAATATAACCTGGGCATTCTGGGTCCGACTGAGGATTATCACACGGAACATACTGATATGTGTAATAAACCTCTGGATCTAAAACTGTTCCGAAGCCTTCCACTTCGATAGAACCATCACCCCAAAAATCAATTCCTATACCCCCTACAGGAATTGTTTTGTTAATCGTATTGCCTGGCAAACCTGACCAGTCGTCTGTGCTTCTAAAGATATATCCGTTTCCTTGAGCATTCTCATTTTGAACGTGAACCAACATATCATCTTCTGGGTCTTTCTCAGTGGTATATCTATAGATTACATTGTTTACGGTCAATCCTGTCGCTTGTGGTAAGATATTAGACATGACCCAATTCAACCCAATATTCGCGGCGTTGGTGGTTGTTCCGTATACCTCTTCGCTAGAGTACGAGTAAGAGCAGTAGGCTAACAACACCGGCACTACCCATGAGTGTCTTAGTACCATCACCGAGTCCTTTTTCCTTTTCTTCCGTCGTTTCATCCACGGACGGTTCCAGTTCCTCATTTGCTGCCCAAGCTGCTTTTGCTTCATTGCCAATCAAACCTTCGAAAGGACAAGGAGTTCCAGCCATTAGCATTGCGTCGAATACTCGTTCATCCTGACACAGTGTAGATACTGCTGCAACTTTCATTCCCATATCATACAGAGTTTTCGAAAGTTTTAACCGCTCACAGTTTGAATCAGTTATCTGAGAACCCATAGAGATACCCAGAATCTGCGTCTGAACAGCCCCCGCAACTCCAAAAGTACACAAATCGCTGTTTGAAGTGTTGATAGTAGGCGTAATAGCAGACGCAGGAGGGGCTCTTAAAGTTGTTGATGTATCTGATCTTGTAGTAACCGTACTATTAGTAGTAGAGTCAGTACGAATAGTATTGTCCTCAATAATCGGGGCTTCTTCCGCAAATACGGGGAAGGCTAGTAGTAACAGTAAAATTCTTATCATTTATTGGTCTCTTAAATAGTTATGTAAAACTATATCAAAATTAATAGTACAAATACTGTTTCCGCTACTGCCTGTAGCACGAAAATCAATATCAGTTCGTGGGGGTAATTCCAACGGTACACTAAATTCTTGTCTCTGAACGCTTTGATAGATATCCATCTCACTTTTTATACGAAAAGCCCCTGTAGCTTTTTCTCTTACATAAAGCTCTATAAGAGCATCATCTAGTTTACCTACGCCAGCCGTATACGAGACCAAATAGCCAATACACCCTTCAGGAACTGTATAAACCCCTAACAATGTTTGAGCTTTACCCACTGGAATTTGTGCAACGACTGTTCCTGCGTGGCTTACCGTCTTCGCGGAAATAACCCCAGTATTTGTCTCGCTATAAGTCATTCTATAAACCCTGCGAAAAGTGAGGGTAGTAGCAACTTCAGAAGGGCTTCCACCCAGATCCACAGTTTCTTTTTGTGTCTTCCAACTTGCTCCCAGACCTTCTATAGTAATATTTCCACCATCCGCTGCATCAGAACTAGAAACATAAATTATTTCGGGATTAGTTAAAGCGCTCCATGGATATAGACCTCCGGCAGACCAAATACTTTCCGCAGATCCTCCTATTGCCGAATTCGATCCAAACTTATGAACATGAGTCCAAAATTTCCCATCAGTTCGTTTTTTAGTAGCAGAGAAACCGTTTATTCCTAGTATCATTACCATTTCACCTTATTGGCCCAGTACGCTGCGGACAACTTCCCTCTGGCGATGTTAGCTGCATGACGGGCTTTAAATGAACGACGACGAGCAGCAGCTGCCTTGGACTCACCCGCTTTCTTGGGAGAACCTGAGACACCTTGCTGACCGAATCGAATTGTTTTTACCTTGCCGCCAGCTTTTGCTACGACAACATGGGATTTTTTGGGATGCTTGGGAGTTCTTTTTGGTTTATTGAAACCAGAAACTCCTGCTCTTTTAAGGCGGGGATCTTTCTTTCTAACGCTTCTTCGTTTTTTTGCTGCCACTTTTCTTTCTCTTCTTCTTAAACCCTGCTTTCATCAGGGAATAAGCTTTGGGCGAGATAGTAGACTTTTTCTTCGTTCTACTAGTACCCTTCTTTTTTCGGCGGTTTATATTTGCATACAATCCACGAGCAGCCATTATTTACGTTTCTTCTTTGATTTTTTCTTTTTCTTCATGTTCTTCATGAAAGACATTGGCAGCTTTTGCTTACCTTTTTTGGCGGGACGACCTCTTTTTTTACCGTAAGTACCTTTTCCTGCTGGCATGTATAAACTCCGTTTATAAAGCTCTGCGCAACCATTGGCGCAATACATTTACCACATTTTGAACCCACCTTATCAATAAGGGACGGGTCTCTTTCTAAGTCTTTAGTTGATATATTATTGCAAATACATACATACATAAAGACCTCTAAAATAGGCGGGGGCGCGTTACGCTTTAAGGCTGATTGCTCACCCCCAGGTGTTCGATGAGGTGTAGTGCTTCTTCGGGGAAGTCTTATCTACTCCATGACAGTTTGCCTCATCTCAGAAATAGTGGCCTTTTATTATCAGGAAAAAAGCCTTAAAACCTACACCCGGATTAGATCCTTTTGATTAACGTGGCGTGCATACACGGAGATGGTCTACGAGTTCTCTTCTCGGCAGGGGTTTATGTTTTAACGTCGTCTCTAGCCTGAAAGACTCGACGTGCCCATAGGAATCGGTACCAGTTTATGGGGCAACGGGGTCATTAGCTCCCCAAGGGCAGTTTATATCCGCATCGGACTGCCTGCCGAAGAGTCACTTATCGTAGCAACTACGCCGTCTAACTAGGAGGAAGTTAGAATCCTCCACTCATTTACGCCTGAGGGGTATGGGCGATACTCCAAATAACTAGGGGGTATCTCTAGTGGATTTTTAAAGAGCTTCCTCTCTTTTATGAATACAATTATAACGGTAAATAGGTTAAGTGTCAAGAACTATTTTTTATTAACTGTCGAAAAAATCATCATAATTTGGGTAAGGTATCTCAAACTCAAACATTTCTCCAATATCATTTGTTACGGTATAAGTAAAAGTAGCAGTGTCAAAACTGTCATTTACTACTACAGAGATTGCTCTCTGTTTAGCTTTCTTATACTTTGCGAAATCAATAATATTAGAAGTAGTCTTCATCAGTTCCGAATCCTGCGGAGGCTAATGCGTCTCCGTCCCAATCAAATAAATCATTGTCTCCATCATTGTAACCTTCTTCAATACGAATTTCGTTTACAATAACTTGTTGGACTAACTCCCACGCATAATCTGCGCTAATTGAAAGCTGAACAGAAATTTCTGCTGCCATCTCTTCAGGTTCTTCGTCCCACATTGCTAAAACAATGCTTTCTGCTTCCTGATACAACCTATCCATCATCATACTTGTTTCTCTTTGTAATCCTTTATCGCAGCTTTTATAGCATCTTCTGCTAATACGCTACAATGAATCTTAACAGGTGGAAGTGCAAGTTCATTAGCTAAGTCCGTATTTTTTATATTACCCGCCTCTTCTAAGCTCTTACCCTTTACCCACTCACTTAATAGTGAGCTGGAAGCAATAGCGCTTCCACACCCATAAGTTTTAAATTTAGCGTCTAAGATAATATTATCTTCTACGTCTATCTGTAGAACCATTACGTCACCGCACGAAGGCGCACCCACTAAGCCCGTGCCAACAGTCTGGGAATCTTTGTCGAGTTTTCCCACATTCCGTGGGTTTTCATAATGATCCATAACCTGTTCGCTGTATGCCACTTAGTCCTCTCCTTCTCGAAGGTTTAACTCTTTCAAGTATTCGCCTCCCTCTACGGTGGTTTCGTGTGCTCTTTCCCACCTTTTAATATTTTCTCGTATTCCATAGCACATTACAGAGTTAACATTACGAAAAGCAAAATCATCCAACTCTTTCATTTCCTCTCTACTGAGCTGTGCTAACTTTTTATCGTAGTTCAGCTCAATAAATTCAAGGCACACCATAACAAGCTTATCTTGTATATGTCTTTCCTTGGCTCTAAATAGCGGTGTATGAATCACTTACCAATATCCTTAATGTTATCTTTGCCAATTACCATGTAACCACCTTTATTATAGGCGATTGCTACAGTATAATTCTTACTTTCCTCCCGCTTGTACGAAACATCCGCTGGTGGCTTATACTTCGTCATAGGAGCAGAAGGATAGTATTTATCCTCTCGACCTACTAACAAAGGCTTGGAAGCGGGGCGAAACACTGGTTCGGTCTTCCGAGTCCTTTTCACACTACGCTTCCTACCTGAGTAAGAATAATCAATACTTCCTGAAATTATCATAGTTTTCCCTCTTTTGAAATATAATTATACTGGCAAAGAGGATTCTTGTCAAGAATTATTTTCCTGATGTAGTGCTTTTAATACTTCTGCCCACTGTTCCTCTGTAACACCTGCGTGATGGCCCGGAGCTGTTACCTTTTTCCATACTGGAAGTTCGCCCGACGGGGCTGTATTCACATAGCCGTCAGACGTTATCTTGAGTTCTTCTCCTTCTCGCCCACGTTCTTCGTTACCGTCTGCATTCAGTTCGGTTAACGCCTGCTGAAGTAGTCTATAGTTCGGATTCGACATGTGCAATCACCAGATCAAAAGCTTCTTGTAAGTCGTAAAGCTCTTCTTCTGCGGAAGGGTCAGTACCCTCAGCGCAAACTGCTTCTAGTTTTATAGCGACCATTGTTCGACGTTCAAACAACTCATCTGTAAATTCATCATTTACAGACATTTCACAAGCCTTGAAAAACTTACGCAGTTTATGTCGTACATCAGCGTCATTCTTACTATCAAAGTCAAAAGAGATAGACTCATCGTTATGGTCTCGATCTCTCATACTAAAATTAAAATTTCTCATAGCGCTACTCCTCGTTTTGCTAGTTCGTTTCGTGCCTTCGCACGGGTTTTCCTTTCACCCCGACGTAAATCAGAGTCAGATTTTGTGCACAGTTCTACAAGCTCTGAAGTTTTCACTCCCGCAATTGGGAATACTTTCTTCGTCTTTACTTTCGTAGCTCGATCCACAACAATTTCATTAGGCTTGAATTTTACTGACATTTTATATTTTTCCTTTGTTTCTTTTAAGATGTGCATATTATACGGGCTAAAGCTTCTTGTGTCAAATACTATTTACTTCTTTGAAACGTAGAATTTTCCAAGTTGATCTTCACCATCATAATCAAAAAACTCTATTGAAAAATAATTCTGAATTTTTTTATGCCACCATTCTACAGGTTTGATAATTAAATGAGCATTTCTTCCGTCGGGTAACTTTTTTATCGCAGGTCTACAGGAAATACAAAAATATCCTTTATCTAAAGTTACTCTTACCAAATCTTCTAGTACATTTTGTAGGTACAGAGGCTCTATATGTTCCAGAACATCTAAACATATAACAAACTCTTTAGGGATATTATTATTTTCTTTAGACAGAATCCCAGGGTCGTACTCAGTAATTTCAAAGGAAATGCTATCATCTCTTTCTAATAATTTTCTTTGGAAAGATCCTTTTCCAGAACCATAATCTAGTATTTCTTTTACTGGTGTGTCTTTTAATAAAGACAAAACCTCATCAATTCTAGCATAAGGGCAGGAGCCCCAACCTTGATCAGTATTGTGTAAGGTTTTAAGTTGTTGTTCATACTCTGGAGAGTAAAGAGTTATAGAAGTATCTTGTACTTCTCTTTCTACAGAAGGTGCTATTGCAACTAACTTATCAGGAACTTTTTCAGTATTTCCCTTATAATTTATCTCTAGATCGATTAAGAGTTCGGCATAGTGAATAACTTTTCGCAAGTCATCAATACCACCCTTATCACGCCAGCGAGTAATATACTTTACTATACAACCTTCAGAGAAAGTAAGTCCATTTCTCTCCGCAAACTCCGTAGGTTGAATAGCATACTTCTTATAGTGGTCTCCACCAATCTGCCTGTCCCACGCGCTCATACATTCCACTCCTTTTGTTCTTCAATAGCCATTTGACACATTTGTATGTAGTCTTTATCCGCTTCATCTAATATAGACCAAAACCTACTTACTTCGAGAGTAAGATCGTAGGCCGCTTCTTCATTCTCCAGGTGTTGATTGCTTTCCATCATCTCCTGGAGCTTGTCCATTCTGTGATTGATTTTCTGTTTCAGTCTCATAAGTAGTGGCCTTTTTATAGTATAGAATAATTTCTTTTGTTTCTTTAAAGTATCTGCGCAACTCTTGTAAATTTTCGGACATCTTCTCGTACCCGTCTGGCGTCAGAGCAAATACTACAAACTGTCCATCAAGCATCTTTTCAATCTCTGCTCGTTTCTCCTGATAGTTTTCTTCAGTTATTATCCAGAAGTTAACATCGAGCATGTCTATTTCACGAGGCAGAGGCGGCTGATAAATACGAATAGGAACTGTCTCTATTTTAGTAATTACAACAGGCTCCGGCATTACATATGGTGGTGGCATGTCTTTACCACCAAACCAAGAACATCCACTAACAAGTAGTAATGATGCTATACTAATCGTCCGCATTTTCAACCTCCTTTGACTCTTCCTCTATTGTTCTAAAGATACCTGCGGTGGCTTTATTTACTCTTTTTTCAATTAAGCCAGGCTTTGCTCTTGCGAGGCGAGTAAGATTGTGGTCTTTAAATACTTTCATAAACCTAGACTTCTCCGCTTGTAAAGAGGCTGTTACAGCAGTGAGTTCAGTTACCTGAGCCTGCTGTTCCTCTCTTCGAGCCTCTAGTTCCGCGACCTTCGTCGCATTGTTTTCGGCCGCTGCCTGTAATACATTGTTGTTCTCTTTTAGAGTACGATTATTAGCTTCTAACTGAATGACCGCATTCTCTAACTTTGCAACAGTGACTTGGTGATACGCGTATGCACCACCAGCAGCTCCGACTATACCTAGAACAAGTATGAGTTTAAGATACATTTTCTAGTCGTACCATGAGGCGTTCCGCACGATTCGTCACTTGCTTATGCCAGCGAGAGTCTCGTCCTTCGACAGCAGCCTTCGGCCAATCGCCTTCCTCTAGTGCAGCGCAGAAGTTCTTAAACTTTGACAAACGAGGACGCCCCATATTGAACATCATGTTTACCACAATTTCTTGAACTTCTCCAGGAAAGTCATGCCATTTGGGGCCAAAAAGAACTTCGCACTCATCAATAGATGTGTCCAGATCTTTCTCAAACGCTTCCCAAACTCGCTCCTCTGATACCGACGTACCCAAGGGCGAACCAAATTCCGAATCGCTCTCAATAACAAGATGACCAACACCAAAAGTAGCCAGGCCAAGATGGTCATTATAGATTTCATACTTGACACCTTCGTCCTCCTTTAATTGCTCAAACACTTCTTCTCTATTCATTTATACTCCATTTTTTAATGGTAGACTTTTCAATGTCTTCCCATTCTCTTGCTTCTACATCATAAGCAATAAGTTTGTTTGACAAGAGACTAAAATTTACTTTAAATATAGTTTTTAATGTATATGTTTTTGTAATCTCTTTTCCGCTGTTTAAACTTTCATACGTTATATCGACATTGCCTTTTCTCAATGCCTCAACAAGTTTCACAAATCTGCTTCCTTTACAAAGATGCCATCAACCATCTTTCCTTTGCGGTCTTTAATGTCAATCCACGCAGTCTCTAGACAATCCATCATAGAGTATCCATTACGTTCCATAATATTAATAAGCACAACCATAATATCGCCAATGTCGTCTTTCATGTCTCTGCCCTTACACATATTGTCTGACAGTTCCCCACACTCTTGAATCAACTTACAGAACTGATCTTTATCGGTACTACCATCAATCAAATTGCGGTCTCTATGCCAGATTCGTATGCGCTCTTGCATAACATCACTGTTTCCTCTTGACTCTCCATTCCAAACATCATTCATAAGTAAGGATTTCCTTGATACATTTCAGGGTGTTTGACAAGCATCATACTGCTTTGCCAGTTAGTATATAACAATCCAGCTAGAATTGCTATAGTTAAAATTGTATTTCTAATACGTTTCATGAGTCTCCCCAGACGTCTCCACCGTTTTGGCAGAGAATCTCTTTGCAGGCTACTGCAATTTCTGAACACTCTTTTTGAGTGCCGTTCCCACCTCGTAGGTCGCAGAAGTGCATCCACGAACGAAGTGTACCAGTCATATATAATCGAGAATGAGTGTTACCCTCGGGCAATACTGCCCTCGCCTGTTCTTTTGCAATACCCATACTTATAGCCCATTTGTAGGCTTCAGTAGAGACATCGATTACTTCTCTCTGTTTAGCGTGCCAAGCAATTTCCAGCCCATCATTATCCGCAGGAATACTATTCTGTCGGTTACGCGGGTCTTGCAGCCTAGCCTCTCTAGTAGAGAAATCTAATGCTTGAGTAGGGTCTGCATAGCGTTGACTAAATTCCTGAAAACTAAAAGAGCGATGCCGCAGAATCTGGCGAGCAATGTCTCTCGTAGTCTCGATTTCAATGCAAGCACTTGCCATTTCGAATGGGCTGAAGTGTGCTTCTTTTTTAAGGTACTTCAACAACTTCGGTGCTGTTCTCTCGTTGTCTTGATTTGCAGGATTACTAACTCTCGCACAATAGGCGATGACTTTCATGGCTTCGGGGGTAATCCAAACTAGGTTTACTTTCATACAATCTCCTCTGATTAAGTGTATATTATACGATGTTAAGGCTTTTATGTCAAGAATTATTTAGCCGATGGTAGTTGAGCAAAAAAGTTTCTTGACACAATTTGGTGTAGGTGATATAATATACCCTGAAATTGATACCAGTCTAACTGTGTCTTTTTCAAAATCCGTAAATTAAAACGATTGTTACGCTTCCGAAAGGGGCAAGTTCATCTTTCTTAAAAGGAGAAAACTTATGAATGCAGTAAATCTAGAAAAATTCTTTGTCGGTTTCGACAATTTAGTTAACAGCCCATTGTATACTCAACAGGCGCCAGAATATCCTCGTTATAACATTGAAAAAGTAGAACACGGCTACGTAGTTCAAGTAGCTGTTCCGGGATGGAACAAAAACCAAATTTCAGTGAACGTTCACAAAAATATTCTTACCATTAAGGGTGAGAAAAAAGAAAATAACGATGGTAGAAGCTGGGTGCACAAAGGTATATCAGGAAAAAGTTTCGAGAAACATCTAAAGCTTGACAACACCTTAGAGGTCTCTTCTGCTTCCATGGAAAATGGTATGTTAACAATAGAGTTATCGTATTCGCCCTCTAGTAAGCCCACGTCAATACCTATTGGGTAAATTGGAGATTCAATGAAGAACTTCGTAAATGAAAAGTGGGATGTACTAGGGGCAGTAATGCAACTTGGTTTGGTACTATGTACCCCTGTTGTCTTTGCAGCTCTTAGCTATATCTCAGCTTAAAGCGGGAGGGGGTCTTTCGAGACCCCTTTTTTATTATGATTCAACAACAATACAAAAATAAGAAAGCCATTTTAATAGCTACAGGACCTTCTCTTACTGAAGAGGTTATTGAAACTATTCGTCCCTATAAAGATGATTTTGTTATTTTTGGCTGCAATGATAGCTACAAAGTAGTAGACTTTTTAGATTTTCATTATGCCTGCGATAATAAGTGGTGGGGGTTTCACTATGATACTTTTAAAGAAAAGTACCCTCATCTACAGGCTTGGACTCAAGCAAAGGAATATCAAGATAAACTTACCATAATAAAAGGAAAGTCAGCTAAAGGATTGAGTTTAGACCCTTCTTTAATTCATTGGGGAAGTAACTCTGGCTATCAACTATTAAATATAGCATTTCTAATGGGTTGTAGTAAGTTTATTTTAGTTGGGTATAATATGCGAGCAATAAAAGGTAAAAAACATTACTTTGGAGAACACCCCCCAGGATTAAGTAAAAATAGTCCCTACAATAAGTTTGTTACAGCCTTTAATACAATACAACCAGAAATAAAAGAATTAATAATAAATTGTACACCCAACAGTGCTCTAACAATGTTTAAACAGAAAGATTTAAGGGAAGTTCTGTGCGAGTAGCTATTTATAATGATGCTTTTCTCCCTGCTAGCCCTCATTTTGGCTGCGAGCTTGTGATGAAAACATTCAAAGAACAGTTAGATAGAGTGGGTATAGAGCTAGTTGGTACGGTTAAAGTAAACGATAAAAATCCTCATAGCAAGACCCTAGAAAAAGCTGATTTGGTGATTGTAAATGGAGAGGGCTCCTTTCACCACAATAGAAGAAATGACTTGGCTGAGGTATCTCATTACTTTCCTAGTATACTTATAAATACTGTTTTTGAAGATAACTCGGTCGATCTTACTAAATTCAAATACATATCCGCTAGAGAAACTATTAGCGCAAAAAATTTAAACTGCGATATTATTCCGGATATAATAGTCACATCTAATATATTAGAAACTATAAAACAGAAACGAGTAATACAAGGAAAAGGAGTAGGAAATATTAGACATCATTCTGGAATAAAAACTCTACAGATATTGGATAAATTTCTTCCTGAATTATGCCAATACTCTTCAGTAACTTCGGAAAGCTTTCATGGAATACTAGTATCCTACATATTAGGAATACCTTGCACCAATATTTTGCCTGGGTCAGGAGTCTTGTGGAAGACAAGCTCTGTAGCTAAAGACATTGAAATGAACGAAAACTATTTAGAAACTGGCAGGCATAAAGTCAATGCTCTATTTGAAAATTTACACTCATTTACCTAAAAAGGGACGTATTAAGTGGAAACAATAAATATATTTGTAGGTACCTCGGTGGACGACGAAGATAGGGAGGCAGAAATAACCTTAGAGTATTCTTTGCGTAAGTACTCCTCTTCCCCTATAAAAATACACTATCTTAAAAATAAGGAAGAGGGTATAATGGGAGAATTTGATTCTTCTCAGTGGGCTACTCCTTTTGCGGGTATGAGATGGGCTATACCAGAGTACTGTAATTTTAAAAGCAGAGCTATTTATATGGATGTTGATCAACTAAATCTGAGAGACATAACAGAATTGTACACTTTAGACCTGAATAATAAACCCTTTCTTTCTAGAAAAGCTAGAAGCTGTGTTATTTTATTTGATTGTGCCGCCTGCGAGAATATTTTTGCTCCTATAAGCGAGCAAAAACAACAACCTAGCTATCATAGAACTAACTATGATAAGTTCGATATACAAAGGGGGGACTTAGATACCCGATGGAATGCTCTTGACAACGTAGATTTTGTATACAGTAATAATATTTTGCTAGAAGATGCTTGGCACATTCATTTTACGGAAGTTAAGTGGCAGCCTTGGAAGCCCTCCTGGTTTGACGAACCTTTTGAAGATCACCCTAGACAAGACTTAGTAGAGTTATGGAAAAAACATAGAGAAGAGGCTTTTTCAATATTATGATAGATATAAGGTATAGAAATAAACCTGCGGTAATAATTGCTACAGGACCGTCACTAACAGATGAAACTGTAGAAATTATTTCAAAGTATAAGAACTCCCATGTTTTTTTCGGGTGTAACGATGCTTATAGAAAAGTTAATTTTTTAAATGAACATTACGCGTTAGATCATGCTTGGTGGGACTACCACGGAAATTCCGTGAAGGATATTTATAAGGGAGTGTCCTGGTGTGGGTGGCGAGATATATGTGATGATTTAAACTTACAGTATATACACGGTAGAGATAGAGAAGGACTAAGTTTAGACCCTAGGAGCATACATTGGGGGGATAACTCCGGATTTCAAGTTTTAAATTTAGCTGTTTTAATGGGTTGTTCAGAGTTTATTATGGTTGGGTTTAATATGGGTGTAAAAGAAGGGGAGAAAAAACACTTTTTTGGGGACCACCCTGAGCAATGTTTGCAAGCGAGTCCTTGGGATAGTTTTAAGAAGAGTTTCCAATATGTAGCCGATGTACAGCCAGAAATAGCTGCTAGAATAGTTAATTGTACGCCCAATACTGCTTTAGAATGTTTCAGAATTGGAGACTTGGAGACAGAGATGATAAAAACAGCATGATAAACCATAATTTTAAAATACTAAAAAAGTGCAAAGAGCCTTTTAACTACGTTATTATGGAAAATTTCTTAAGCATACCTATAGCTAAATTAATTTATAAACAGATTAATTCTTTTTACTGTGGTAATAATTTTAGGGCCGTACCAGACACAACCCAGCAAGGAGTCCTTGCTTCTCCACAAAAATATTATGTAAGAAATTACTCAGAGTTACCTTATAATCCTTTGTTTAATACTTTAAACTATTTTTCAAGCCTAGAAAATTTGAATATTTTAAACTCTATAATTCCTTTAGGAAATATAGTACCAGACCCTACCATGGAAGGAGGGGGGGTTCATATCACAAAGAAAGGAGGTTATTTAAACTTACACACAGATTTTAAACAATCTGCTTCCTTAAATAAAGGACTAACTAGAGTATCTAATTTATTGATTTATCTAACCCCTGATTGGAACGATCCAGGCGGAGATTTACTACTCAAAGAAGGTACAAAAACTATAGAGAGAATTTCTCCGGAGTTTAATAAGGCAGTATACTTTGAAACAAATAGTATTTCAATTCATGGACATCCCGAACCTATTGAAAATGACTTGGATAGAATCAGTTTGGCTTTCTATTATTATAAAATAGAGCCGAGCAAGCCACGTAGCGTAACTTGGTACTAATATAAAGAAACAAATATGCGAGTAGCTATTTATAACGATAAGGAAAAAGTAAATGAAACAAACTAACTTAAACTTCCCTAAAGACACTAACCAGCCACCCTATAATGGGCAGTTCTGGTGCCATATTCGGCAATCCTTTCAGGGTTGGACCGACCATATTAATTTTTATAAGGTTAAGAATCTGTGATAGAAATTTATGGAAAGATGGATTGCAACTATTGTGTAGAAGCACAGAACGTATGTAAAAACCTTAAACTAGATTATAAATATTATCACTTGGACGATCATTATACTATTATGGAACTCTGGGCAAAGGTTAAATTTAAAACCTTTCCTCAGATTTTTGTAGATGATGTATGTATCGGAGGGTTTGACGAACTAATGGAATACACGAATGGAATTGAATAAGTTGAAACAATTAGTAATTACTATGGAAGAATGTGGTGAATTAATTCGTGCCTGCTCCAAAGTGTTGAGACACGGAACTGAAGAGGACCCTAAGTATCTACAAAATCTTACTGAAGAAATAGCAGATGTCATCGCTATGACACGCATCCTTAGAACATCTTACCATATAGATAGTAGTACCTTAGAAGATTTAGTTCAGAAAAGACTGACAAAAATGAAGCGGCAGGATTATGCGTAAGCTAATAACAATCTGGAAGTTTGCAATTGGTTCTTTTAGCGACGACAAAACAGAGGGCTACGACAACTACGTTATGGCGTTTCGTAGCATTCTCGTTCTAGTAAACTTTGTTACCTGCTTCTTCATAATTGCTAATACACTGCGTCATTGGTAGTTGAGGGCAAAAATAAATCTTGACATTTTTTTCTTCTGCTGTTATAATAATGGAAATTGTGAAAAGAGTGTGTTATGAATTTATTTTATCTTGACGACGACCTCGACCGTTGTGCCGAGTTTCATGTCGACAAACACATTGTTAAAATGCCTTTAGAAGTAGCTCAGATATTGTGTACCTCAGTCTGGATTGACGAGTACCTTGGCTTTGTGCCTCGCGCACTTGACAAGAATGAACGAGACTATCTTAACGGTCTCAAGGCAGAAATCAAACATCTTCCACCAGAGGAAAGACCTTTGACCCCCTATCTACCAATGATGTATAATCATCCTTGTACGATATGGGCTCGCTCCTCTCTCGACAATCACGAATGGACTCACTGCTACGGTAATGCTCTTAATGAGGAGTATCGTTACCGTTACGGAAAAGATCATAAGTCTATAGCCCAAGTAGTAAATAACCTACCAGAACCTCAAAGAATGGAGCGTGTAGGTTTTACTACTTTCGGGTTAGCCATGCCAGAAGAACTAAAAGATTATGACGACCCAGTAGAATCTTATCGACGCTACTATCACCTTGACAAAGCTACTTTTGCAAGCTGGAAGTATAGAGACAAGCCTTACTGGTGGGATGAAGATTTTGCAGATTATCAACAACGAATTACGAGGGTAGCATGAGAAGAGGTATTAAAAAACAAGAAGGAGAAAATCTAACTGATGCAAACATTAAAAAGGTTATACGACTTTTGTCAGCGGAAAAGCCGATTACAAAAAAAGAAGCGTGTAGTATTCTTAATATTAGCTATAATACCAGTCGCCTTTCTAAAGTTATTGAAGATTATGAGAGCGACCAAGAGTACCGAAGAACCCGAAAAGCACAGAAGCGTGGCAGACCCGCTGACAATGCTGAAATTGCAGAAATCGTAGAGTCTTACCTTACGGGAGAAAGCTTTACCGATATTGCTAGAAGAATATTTCGCTCTGTTGCTTTTGTCAAAACTATCGTTGAGAAACTGGGAGTCCCAGGAAGGGTCGCTGGTGATGAACGATATGAAATGGAATACTTGCCCGATGAGTGTGTATCCGATAGCTTTGCTGTTGGAGAAGTTGCTTGGTCAGCCAAGTACCACACTTCGTGTGAAGTAATGGCAACTCTTGACGCCACACACGAACAAGGCTACGGCCCCTGTTATCGTGTGTGGATAAGAGAGGTTAGTAATGAGGACAATCTTGGGGGAGGCTATAATGCTTTTGTTCCCGCATATGACCTCGGTAAATTGGAGCATTTGAAAACTTATGGAATCAATACCGCTAGAGTTTAGTTATTATGCCATATTTTGTTTAACAACTGTCATCTGTATAATCTACCTCAATGTAAAAGCATTTCGAGAAGTAGGTTTCAGATGGAATTTTACGGGTGGTCTCATTTATTATGGAACCACAATACCTATAGTATTAGTGGGTGCTCCCGCATTTTTCATTGTTTTTATCTTTAGAAGCGATGTTTACTACGAAAGTTTAATTAACTATATCACCGAAATATATGTTGACTCAGATGACGAAAGCTAGTATAATATGTTTTTGAAATTGAGGAAAGTATGGGATATAATTTTTACATGCGACAACTTGAAGCGACTGGCAATGCTGCCGGTCTACCTTTTAAACCAAACAGGAGAAAGAAAATGGCGTGGACTGACGAATCCAAGCAACAGGCAATTGATGCCTACACAAGTGAAGAACCAACTCCAGAGAACTCTATGGAGATTGTAAAAGCTATCGCAGAAGACATGGGTGAGAGCCCTAATGGTGTGCGAATGATTCTAACCAAAGCTGGAGTATATGTAAAGAAAACTCCTGCTGCTTCTAGTGGCGGTGCTAAAGCCGCTTCAACTGGCGGAACTCGAATCAGCAAAGCTGCCGCACAGGAAGCACTCACAGCAGCTCTTAATGATGCTGGTGTAGCTATTGATGAGGATATTGTTTCAAAGCTCACTGGTAAAGCTGCACAATACTTCGCAGATGCTATGAATAAAGTAGCTTCTTAAAAGTCCACACGGGGGTTGAGTATGCTTAGCCGCGTATTCACCCTCGTGAGGCAACCACTAATAGTCCAAAAATTACAAAGACAAAAGAGGTTTTGCTCAATGTAATACTGGAGCTAATTAGTGAAAAAAGAAGAGCTAAAGAAGAAAGTAAATAGTGCTGGAGATGCAATTATAACTTACAGGAGTCCCAACTCCCGTAAGACAAAGTACAATGTATGTACGATTGACTTCAGCACGCCTTACATTCAAGACAAGAAAAATAGAGCGAAAGAAGATGACGATACTGTCCTAATGTTTTGTTGGGACACGGATTCTTTTCGCCTTATGAAAGCTGACAATGTTACCTCAGTCGTTCCCTTATCCAACGTGTTAAGGAATGAATGATGGAAGCATACTCAAAAATTATCGTATCAGAACCTTATAGACAGGTTCGACTAACGGTGAATGAGTTCCGAGAAGAAGAATATCTTCATTTTCGGGAATACTATCTTGACTTTGAAGAAGAATGGAAGCCCTCTAATAAGGGTCTCTCTATTCCTCTTGAAGTTGAAACCTCAAAAGAATTGTTTATTGCTATGGCGGAGATACTATCTTTAGCCGAGAGTAAACAAGTATTGGAGGAACATTTCGGAGAAACTATTCGAGACCTATATCAAAAATAGTTCTTGACATTTTAACGAAATGGCCTCATAATGTTCTTTTTAAATCAAAGGTATTTATGACTAATATGTTTCTTGCCAAAGCAGCCAAGGCTTATTATGAGGGCAACCCCATAATTTCTGATGCTGAGTTTGATGTTCTTGCCGCTGATGCTAACTATACTGACGTAGGATATTCTGACGAATTCTTCGAGTTCGATCACTTGTACCCTATGTACAGTTTACAGAAAGCATTTGTAGGTGAAGAACATCCTCCTTACGACCACGCTACTGGAGCAACAGTAATCACACCCAAGTTAGATGGAGCAGCGGTTTCGCTGGGCTACTACGATGGTGAATTAGTGCTGGCTCTTACTCGGGGTAATGGTAAGAAGGGTAGAAATATTATGAATAAAGTTAAACATCTTGTTCCTACTAGCATTACTCGCAAGGGTGTTGTTCAGATTACAGGAGAAGTTGTTGCCCCCGAGACTATTCCTAACGCTAGAAACTATGCTTCTGGTGCGCTGAATCTCAAGTCCGAAGAAGAGTTTCTCACTAGAGAAGTTCGATTCGTAGCTTATGATATTCAGCCTCGTGTGGAAAAGTTGTGGACGGAAGACATGTCGAATCTCTCTTCGGACAATTTCGACACTGTTCTTGCGTCTAACTGGGCAGGATACCCGCAGGATGGTCTAGTGTTCCGTGTTGATAACAATGCGAAATATGAAGAGATGGGTTACACCGCTCACCACCCTCGTGGTGCCTTTGCTTTGAAAGAAAGACCTCCAGGTGTCGTTACGCGACTACTTGATGTGATCTGGCAAGTGGGTAAATCCGGTGTGGTTTCCCCTGTTGCTATCCTAGAGCCTGTGCTCATTGGAGAAGCTACTGTTGGTCGTGCCACATTACATAATATGCGGTATATTAACGAGCTTAACCTTGAAATAGGTTGTACTGTCGAAGTAATTCGATCCGGTGAAATTATACCAAGAGTCGTGAGACGCATAGAAGGGGAAGTAAATGTTTGATGATAGTATAGAAGACGAAAACATCTTTGGGTGGATTGGTTTGAAAGACAATGGAAGTCATTATGTATCTGCCGCAGGCTTATATGATTATTTCTTTGCTATCAAAAAAGAAACTCGTGACAAGATTCTGGAAGGATGGATTACTGCTCTAGAAGCATATCTTGACCCAGGATTCGAGGAACGAATGGAAGAATCCGAAGACGGTATTATCTATATATCCGAGTCAGCAGATTCGGTAGAAGATAAACCAAGTGGTAATATCATCCCTTTTCCTAAAATTATAAGATGAGTGGAGTTTATAACCTTACTTATTTTGAAAATCATCCTGAAGAAGCTACCCGCGAAGGGGTACTCTACTGCGTAGTATTAGTTAATAAACTTACTATGAAACGAGAATGTCTCAAGATAGGCATCGCTTCAGGAAGAAATTGGAAAGACGTTTTGAAAAGGAGTCGTGGGTTTAATGGCTACGAAATTCGTATACAGAGAACTTACCACGACTCACTTTTTAATGTGTGGACGCTAGAACAAGCATTACACGAAGAATACAAACAATTCAAGTATATACCCCAACAAAAGTTCGGTGGATATACAGAGTGTTTCGAAATAAAGAAGGAGATTATTTTAGCTATTCCGAAAAAATAATTCTTGACTTTTCAACTCAAACCCCGTATAATATCTATTCAAATGTAGGAGAAAGTCTTTTGAGAGAAATTGTAGCACCAACACACTGCCCGAGTTGTTCTTCACCTTTGGTGTGGGAAAACGATCAGTTGTTCTGCTATAATACTTCTTGTGAGTCTAAGACTTATAAGTTAATCGAACACTTTTCCTCTACTTTGAAAATTAAGGGACTAGGGCCATCATCTATTCAGAAACTCAGAATAACTTCAATACCTCAAATCTATGAACTGAGTTTGGGTGAGATGGTAGAGGCTCTTAATTCTGAAAAACTTGCAGCAAAACTCTTTGAAGAGATTCAAGATTCCAAGAAAGTTAGTCTTTCTGAAATCCTACCCGCTTTCTCTATTCCACTAATAGGTAAATCGGCATCATCAAAGTTATGTTCTGTAGTAAGTAGTATTTATGACCTGAACGAGGAGGCTTGTACTAAGGCGGGGCTTGGCCCTAAGGCGAGCAATAATTTGCTAACCTGGTACAATACCATGTTTCTCCGCGAGTACAAGTGGCTACCTTTTTCATTTGAGTCAAATGAAGTTGTTTCTGTTATTGAGCCTAAGGGTGTTGTCTGCATTAGTGGAAAACTGACATCCTTTAAAACTAAAGCAGAAGCAGAGAAAGTTCTCATTAGCAAGGGATATATTGTGAAATCCTCCTTAACAAGAGAAGTAACAATCCTAGTGAATGAGAGTGGACTAGAATCTTCAAAAACCAAGAAAGCTAGAGATAGTGGGGTCTCTATCACAACTAACCTTAACCAATTATTAGGAAATTAATTTTATGGCAATTCCAAAGTGGACTGACGAGCGAACTTCCGCTCTTACCAATTTCGTAGGTTCTGAATCCCCAGTAACTTACGCAACTGTTGTCGAAGCTGCTGACCAGCTCGAAACATCACCCCGTTCTGTAGCCTCTAAGCTGCGTAAAATGGGTCACGAAGTAGAATCTTCTGCTTCTGTAACTACTCGTGCGTTCTCCGATGCACAAGAAACTACTCTGAATAGTTTCGTAACTGATAACTCTGGCCAGTATACTTACGGCCAAATCGCTGAAGCCTTTGAAGGTGGCGAGTTTTCTTCCAAGCAAATCCAAGGTAAATTGCTGTCTATGCAATTGACCGAGCACGTCAAACCTACTCCTAAAGTAGAAAGTGTTCGTACCTTTAGCGATGCTGAAGAAGCAGAGTTTGTTAAGCACGCCTCTAACGGCGCATACCTCGAAGATATCGCAGAGGCTCTTGGCCGAACCGTTAATCAAATTCGTGGTAAAGCTTTATCTTTGTTACGTCAAGGCTCTATTGCTTCTATTCCTGCACAAAAGGAAAGCAAGGCTGCGGCTAAAGCTGATCCTCTCGAAGGTGTAGATGTAGCTTCTTTGTCTGTCGAAGAAATCGCAGAGCAAATTGGCAAAACTGCCCGAGGTGTCAAGACTATGTTGACTCGTCGTGGTCTTACTGCCTCTAACTATGATGGTGCAGCAAAAGCAGCTAAAGCTGCGGGCTAATCCCTAGTTCCCCCTGCTGGGGTGGGGTGTAGTGCCCCACTCTGGCTTTTTATCGCTTAATACTTATTACGGAGATGACCAATAGTGAACCTGGCAAGCGTTCTTTTCAAGACTATTATCGCGCAAAGCGATATAGAAACTTGGTCGAACTGCCAAAAGCACTACTTTCCAACTGAGTTTGCCTCTATATGGTCTTACATAAATAAGTATGTAGAAACTCATAGTATCATTCCTACTTTTGATGACTTACGACTTTCCGTAAGAGACGCGACCCTTCGTGACCGTTTCTTCGCCTTGGAGAAAGTAGATGAAGTAGATATAGACGGTGCTACTCTACTAGAGTATCTCAAGAATGAATACACTCAAATTGAAATCATGAATCAGTTAGAAACCTATCTTGCTGACTCGATTGCAATGGAATCCGCACAGGAAAATATTGAGAGCCTACAGAATATTGTATTATCCGTAGAGGAAAAAGTTGACCTCAAAGATACAAGTACAAACATGAGAAAAATGGAACTGTTTGACCCGATTGAAGAGTTGGAGAAGAATGTTCCTTTAGGATTGAATCACGATTTCGACCGTATTCAAACCTTTGGCCCGTCCGATCTTGTACTTATTGGTGGTAAGCGTGGTGCTGGTAAGTCTATTGCTTGCGCTAATATTGCTTCTAGCACTTATGAAGCCGGTCATTCCGTAATGTATTTTACGATAGAAATGTCATCACGAGCAACTATGCAGAGGATATGTAGTATATCTACTGGCGTTCCTGCGGCTGCAATACGTAACCGTAACCTATCTATAGGTGAGTGGGAACAGGTTGCTCGTTGGTGGTCTCAACGATTTGAAGACGGCGAGAGAGCACTTTCTCGCTATCTTTCACATCGTGATTTTGATGTTTATCACAATGAGCTTACAGCGAAGCCTTTGCGAGAGAAGCAGATTGACGTTGTATATTCACCGTCTCTTACTCTAGCAAATATTCGTACAGAGCTAGATAAGAAGATAGCAAGACTACAGCCACGAGTTGTAATCGTTGACTATATCAACCAAGTAAAGCGTTCTATGGTTTCCAATGGGCGTATGGGTCAGTATGACTGGACAGAACAGATAGAAGTAAGTAAGGCGTTGAAAACTTATGCACAAGACTATGGTTTTATTATGGTGTCTCCTTATCAGATTGATGCTTCCGGCGAAGCTCGATTTGCTAAGGGTATATTAGATGCTGCGGATGCAGCCTTTACTCTTGACGCACATGCTAAAGAAGATAATATCATTAGCTTTAATTGTGCAAAAATGAGAAACTCTGATGAAGTAAGTTTTACTTCTACTATGGACTGGGCGTCTTTAGCTATTGGCCCTGAGACGGGTTATATTAAAGACAAAGACGGTCCCGATGAAGAGGTATACGAACTATGAGTGCAGTAATTGAACTACTTGAAGAGAGAGGTATTTATTACAAACTCTCTGGCAGAGATGTTTTAATTCGCTGCCTCAATCCAGAACATGACGATGGCAATCCTAGTATGAGGATTGACAAAGTTCTTGGGGTGTTCAATTGTTTCTCTTGCGGCTACAAAGGTAGTTTATTCCGCCACTATAATGTAGATTATAGTGAAACAGAAATGCGTAGGGAAAAACTAAAAAGACTTATCAATAACTTACGAGCTGCTGGTGTAGGTCTCTCGATGCCCGAAGGATTTATGTCTTATATCGGAAACTGGAGAGACATAAAGCCAGAAACTTATAGAAAATTTGAAGCGTTTCGTCATCATGATAAGCAGTTTATAGGGAGGATTAACTTTCCTATTAAGGACGCCAGTGGAAGAATAGTCGCTTTCCAAGGTCGTGATGAAACAGGAACCTTAGACAATAAGTATATGTTCTACCCTAGTGGGGTAAAGCTACCTCTGTTTCCACAAGTTCGCCCACTACAGGGGCGTGTTATTCTCGTAGAAGGTATCTTTGATATGATAAATCTTCACGACAAAGGACTAGAGAATGCAGTATGTTGTTTCGGTGTTAAGAATTTTAACGAAACAAAGTTTAATTATTTAAAGATTTCAGGCGTTACGGGCCTTGACTTGATTTTCGATGCTGACCAAGCAGGAGTTCAAGCAGCAGAACACGTAAAGAAATTAGCGAGAGACTTTCCCGTTCGAGTAATTAGTTTAAAGTCTGGAGATCCAGGCTCACTCGGACAAAACCAAGTAACTGGACTGCGGAGAAAACTATATGGCTAGTATAGCCTTGATTGAATCAAAACCAAGTAGAAACGATTACGTTCGCTTATTCGAGAATGAGTTTGAATTTGACCGATTCTCTCTTGCTTCAGACCCTACGCTATCCAAAGTTTTAATGAAGGACGTAGATCTGGAGTTTGACCCTGATGCCTATGAATGGATAATTCTAATTGGCTCAGAACCACTAAAATATTACACGAAAGTAACTCAAGTTATGCAATATGCCGGAACTATAGTAGACGATAAATTTCTTCCTACTATTAATCCTGCAATGCTATCTTTTAAGCCAGAGGCTAAGAAGACTTGGGAAGATGCTAGAAACAATATCATCGGGTATATTTCTGGCGACAAGAAGAAGGCCGAAATAAATGACGAAAAATTTGTCGGTATTACAACAACTGAAGGGACTTTGGATTACATTCAAAGATGTATTGACTCGCCCTACGACTTTATCGGAATCGACTCAGAGACTACTGGTCTGTATCCTCGGAATGGGTATATTCTTGGTATTAGCTTATGCTATAAACCTGATTCAGGTGCTTATATTAATGCCGATACTATTGATGAGTCTGTAGAAGAGAAACTTCAGGAGTTATTTGATAAGAAGCGAATGGTATTCCATAACGCTAAGTTCGATATTCCAATGTTTGAGTATCATTTCAATGTGAAACTCTCACAGTTTGAAGATACAATGCTCATGCATTATATGCTTGACGAGAACCCAGGCACTCACGGCCTGAAGATGCTCGCTATGAAGTATACAGACTACGGCGATTATGAAAAACCTATGTATACTTGGATGGACGAGTATCGTAAGCAGAATGGTGTGCTAAAAGATGATTTCAAATGGGAGTGGATTCCTTTTGAAGTTATGCAGACTTATGCTGCTATCGATGCCTGTGCTACTTTCACAATCTTTGAGAAGTTTGAAAGAGCACTGAAGAAGGGTAATCCTAACTTGATGCGTGTGTACAAGACTATCTTGTTGCCCGCTTGTAGGTTCCTTATGGCTGTTCAAGATAACGGAGTTCCTTTTGATAAGGAAAGGCTCATAGCGAGTCAAGATCTTATGCTAGAGGAAATTACTGATGCTGTTGGTAAATTGCAAAGCCATCCTGGTGTGGCCGCTTTCCAAGCAGCAGAAGGTAAAGACTTTAATCCAAACAGTGTTCTACAATTGCGTAAGTTATTGTTCGACTATGTTGGGCTAGAGCCTACTGGAATTAAGACGGAGAAGGGAGAAAACTCAACTAATGCTGAAGTATTAGAGAAGCTCGCTCTTCAACATGAGATTCCACAGTTAATTTTAGATGTTCGTAAGAAAACTAAGATTAAGAATACTTATCTCGATAAGATTATTCCACAGCTTGATAGGGACGGTCACTTACGGACCAACTTCAATATTCATGGAACTACATCTGGAAGACTATCTTCTAGTGGTAAATTGAATATGCAGCAACTTCCTAGAGACAATCCGATTGTGAAAGGGTGTATTCGTGCTCCCGAAGGCCATCAGATTGTTGCAATGGATTTAACAACTGCCGAAGTATATGTCGCTGCCGTATTGGCAGATGACTTGGAGCTTCAGGACGTATTTCGTTCTGGAGGAAACTTTCACTCTACGATTGCACACAAAGTATTTAAACTAGACTGTGAAGTCGAAGATGTGGCAGAGAAGTATACGACCTATCGTCAAGCAGCAAAAGCAGTAACCTTTGGTATTATGTACGGAGCCGGTGCAAATAAAATCAGTGAGCAGGTTACTAAAGATGGAGGCAAGCTTTCAGTTGTCCAGGCTAGACAAATCATCAAAGAATACTTTGGTGCTTTCTGGAAGCTAGAGGAGTGGATTGAGGTTCAGAAAGAGCTTATCAGAAAGAATGGAAGTATCTATTCTCATTTCGGTAGAAAGAGAAGATTACCTGATGTTAAGTCTGATAACAAAGGAGTTCAAGGACATGCCATTAGATCTGGACTTAACTTCCTAGTTCAATCTGCTGCTTCCGACATAAACTTAATCGGGGCTATAGAAGCTCACGGAATACTAAACCAGAAGAAGATGAAGAGTAAAATCTTCGCACTGGTTCACGATTCCGTGCTTGCAGAAGTTCCGAACGATGAAGTAGAAGAATATTGTTCGATATTACAAACCGAAATACAAAGAGACAGAGGTATTTATATCTCCGGCGCTCCTGTAGGTTGTGACTTTGAGATTGGCGAGGATTACTCAATGGGTAAGTTCAGTAAAAAGTATGGTAATATCGTTAACATATAAACAGATACTTCGATCTATAAAGTTTCCTGTGTATTCTCTAGGCACTGAGGATTTCTATCTTCGAGATGGCTTGCTACTTGTCAATGACCTAGTAGTAGATGATAGAAACCAGCCTGGAGATACTCTTGGAAAAAGGAGACTACAGACACCACATAAAAAGAGAAGACTGATTGTCGTATATGAAGAGTTTCTAGACATTGTAAAAAATAAAACTACAGTGTTGATAGACAATAACGGAGTTATATTCTCATACGAAAAGACAAAGTTTCAGAAAATAAAATCAATAAAAATTGTAAGAAAAGACTTACAAAATACTCATTCAAGAATTTGGCTAAAAGGAGTAAACTTCGCTTTTATAGTAAAAGAACCTCCATTAGCTATGGACTGGGCTCAAGTTTTACATTTAAACTCTCGCCCGTGGCTATTATATAGTTTATCAGAGGATAAGCTAGAAGATAGCAGGAGGAAAATTTAATGGGAAGAAGGAATCAAAAAAGAGATGCTCTATCAGCGCTTAACTTTTATTTAAAAGAGATAGAGCCTTTAACAAAGTCTCAAGTTGCAGTCTTTGATTCTGACAAGCACCTAATGTTACATGGATGTGCAGGAACGGGTAAAACCTTTATCTCACTATATTTAGCATTAGATGACCTACAAAAAGAAGAGTACAGTAGAATAGTTTTAGTTAGAAGTGCCGTCCCCACAAGGGAAATGGGGTTTCTTCCTGGAACAGAAGATGAAAAATCTAAAGTCTATGAGGCTCCTTATGTAAGTATTATGCAAGAGCTGTTTAGTCGTGGAGATAATCCCTATGGACAGCTAAAGCAAAAAGGGGTTATCAATTTTTTAACTACTTCTTACATAAGAGGAACAACTTTTAATGATAGTGTGATCATTGTGGATGAATGTCAAAATATGACTTTCCATGAGCTAGATAGCATTATCACTAGGGTAGGCAAGAATTGTAGGATTATTTTCTGTGGTGATTTCTTCCAGTCTGACCTTAAAAATAGTGGATTGAAAGATTTTATTAGGATAATTAAAGGTATGTACGAGTTTGATTTTATTGAGTTTGGCATATCTGATATTGTAAGAAGTGATTTTGTAAGAAGTTACCTTACTGAGAAATATACAAAAGGTATCATATGAAACAAGATGTAGTTATTGATGAGCTAACACGAAAGTTGGACCAAACCCTAAGTAGATTAGACACTTTGACTGATAGATTAGCTTGGGTAGAAAACTTCGTAGTTCATAAAAGAAAAGAAGAGTACCAAAAAAGAAAACTAGAAGAAGAGATGTGGACTAAAAAGTGAAAGCGG